CAGAGCTATTAAAGGTATCATAAGCTGCTTGATTAATATCTTTAGCCGCATTCTTTGCCAATTGTACAGTAACCTTTGCGAGTCCTTCTTCAACCTCTTTTGTGTAGTTTTGGAGAGTCTCTTTAAAAGCCTTTGAGAAATCGCCGACTTTGCATGAACCCTTTATCTTGGTCATGCCACCACCTCGCTGCAGGTGAGTTCAAGGTTCTCGTTGTTAGTCTGGTAGGTTCTTTCGACCTTATACCGCTTCCCGCCATAGCTCACATGCTTCTGCCCTGAATATTCAAATGCCTTTATTGTTGCCACCATTGATGGCTTCAAGCCATTCTGGAGCGCATTATAAAACTCGCTTCTTCCCACACTTCCGATATCTGCCCATACTGTTAGAGTTGTTTCTGATTCAATTTCATTGGCGTATTCATCCTGGGTAATCGTCACCGATATCAACCCTACCTGATCATTGAAGGTCATTCTGCTATACATCAGACCACCTCTTCCTCAGGTTTCGCATTATGAATAATGAGATTCTTGAGTGCGAAATCAAGGTATCTAGGCATCCCAGCAGTTTCGCCCTTAGACTCATACTTCCATGTCGAGTAATCAACCATAAATTCACATATATGTGGGTTCGTCAGATCAACCTGTACCCCCTTCTCATCATCAAGCCACTTCTCTGTAGCATCTACTGCGAGCGTTATTATTGAGTCTCTACCTGATGTGGAGATACCCAAGCGCGCCTTAACCATTGTTACTATTTCAGCTTTTGTCATGTTGGGCCTCCTTTCAGAGTTGCAATTATTACAGACTTACCTGATTTAGCATTAACTTCAATCCCTCGTTTTTCAGCAAGGGAAATCAATTCAGCTTTTGTCATTCTTTCATAGTCTGGTTCTGCCGGGATTTCCCTTTGCAATGCAAATAAAAATGGCCCTTGAGGGTTGGAGTTGATTTCATCCAACCTCTCTAGTGCCACTTCAATTACAGTGTTCTTTCTACGAAGGTGTTTATTGTATTTATCCCGGTACTCCTTTATTACCTTCGCTTTCATGAGTTACTCCTATGCGTTAGCTGCGTCAGCTGCAAATGTTACAGCATTAGCGGTAGGCGCAACCTCAAGAGCCTCCTGAGATATATTGATTGCCATGAAAGCTTCACCGAATACTGGCCTGCCATCGTACCTTGCTATGCCCTTAAATACAGTGTTGTCCTCGATAAACTGTACATGTTCGGACTGTCCAATGGTTACATCTTCTCTCTCTGCGAGCAGATAAAGTGAACCGTATCCTCCAATTATTACATCTTCAGGTATAAAATCGAGCTCAACGACATCTCCACCTATCACAGGCATGGTCTTAGCCTGGCCTGACACAATTGCGCCTGCTGCATTGACAGTGAGCATTCTTGCCTGCAGGTTTCTGTATGTCTTGGATGACATCGCCCAGAAAAGCTGTCCATTGCTATATGCACTGTCAACAACACCGAGCTTTGTAACAAGATCCTTATAGAACGCTACGTCAGTAGCTGCAGCTGCATCGATAAGTAGCAGGTGAGAAGCGTGTAGGTCTGTCCAGGTCTTCTCGTTATCACCGTAGTAAGCAGGCTCCGCAACTTCAGCAAGCCTTGTAACTATACCTACAGGCATCTTGGTTCCGGTACCATACAGGATTGCCTTATCAAGAGCGAGCCCGATAGCCTGAGCCAGTGCATACATGATTTCGTCAGCAAGGTTCTCGTCTGAATCCTTGAGAGTAGCATTACATATAGCGATAAAGCCACCAACCTTGTATCCGTCTACTTCGATCTGATTGAAGACGATACTAAGTTCATTGAGCTTTCCGCATGCTTCTGTCCATATTCCTTCTGGAACCGCTCCGACTATGTTCTGTCTTGCCTTACCCTTAACAGGCTTGACATTGACCTTTGAAACGAGCTTTGAATAAATGCTGATGTTATCCCTGAGGATATCAAGCAAAATTACTGGAACGGTAAGGTCCGCGCCTGTAACAGTTCTTTTCTGACTCATGAGATTTCTGGTTTCAGCAAGGAATACCTTAACCTCATCCTTCTCTACGATTGTTCTGACTGTGTCCCTATTCATTCCCCTGAAAAACTTAAACTGGTTCATTCTTAATACCTCCGCTGTTTTTTTATTTCTGGAATCCGGTTCGGTGATAGCAGCTGGTGCCGGTGCAGTGTTCAGCTCCTCAAGTTCCCTTTCAAGCTGTTCGATTTCTGCAGCGAGTGCCGATTTCTTTTCAGTGAGCTCATCCTTCTCAGCGGTAACTGTTGCTATTTCCTCATCCACAAGAGATAGGTCATCATCATTCGCCACCTCGGATATCGCTGTTTCAAGTTCTGCCTCTCTCGCCTGTATCTCAGCGAGTCTTGTGTCATGAGCTGTTATCTGAGCTCTGATCAGTTCGATTTTCTTTTTAAGCCTTAACTGTTTAAGCATTACTTATTGCCTCCTTTGAGTTTGTTGAGAAGTTCCGATTTCCTCTTTTCGAGGATTCTTCCTACGTGTTCGTCGATATCTTTTTGTCTGGCATTGACCGAGGTTTCCGGATATGCCGGGAATGTACATACACTGACCTCATGAAGGTCAATTTTCTTAAGTCTAAAAAGCACATCACCATTGTCGAGGTAGCTTATTTCCTCATCGATTATGTTGAAGCCGAATGAGCACTGATCAACATCTCCTCGCTGTACACGCTCATATGCATTAACAGCATCCGAGTCTTTCTCGTTGACTTCAACCTTTGTCCACAAGCCCCGACTATCGACTTTGATTTCCGCTGTACCCGATTTATTGCGCCCCAGGACAAGCGTTGTATCATGGTTGATTAATACCCTTATGTCATTGCCTAAAGTGTCGTTAAAAGCCTCTGGCGCTATCTCCTCGAATACTCCAGGCCAAAGCTCTGTTCTGGCATTAAATACAGCAAAGTAACCTTCAATATATTTCTTATCGCCGGGTTCCACTCTTAACTGGCCACTTACCAGAGCTGATTCTCTTTTCTTAAGCATTACTCTTCACCTCCTTCGGTGCTCGTAGGGTTTAGCTTCTTCTGGTCTCCTATCATCCCTGCCGGAATGAAATTCTCCAGGATGACAAGCTCATCAAGTCCTTCTTTAGGCGTGAGCCCTATCCAATTCCTGACTTCATTTCCTGTCATGATTCCTCTGATGTACATGTTGGACCCTACATCTGATAGGTCTTTAAGTGAGTAGGAATATAATGATCGTGGATTGAAGTGAAAGTAGAAGTTCGGAGCAAGTAAAAGTTTCTTGGTCAGCTCCTGCTCAATCCCTTGAGCAATCGGCATGATTGTCGAGTTGATGAAGTTGTTGTATTCGTCTTTGTTGAAACTACCTACGCCCAATAAAAAAGCAGGGACTCCGAAGATTCCTGCTACTGTTCGTTTATCTATTTCAACTGACTTGTCTATTGCTAGGTCCTGCAGTGAGAGTGGTTTAACCTGGTCTATCTTAACCATGTCAGCCGGTATAACCCATGGTTTACCAGCTTCTGTGTCGCCAATATATTTTGCCAGGATGCTGTCTCTACCTTCCTTGCTGCTGAATTCCTCCGTCATCGCATCTACAGATATTATTACCGATGGCTTATATTGCGTGGACATAAAAGCGTTCTTGGTCGCTGCTGCTTGCTTTAGGTTGTTTATGACATCGGAGAGTACAACTTTAAAACCCAGTCCTTCGAATGGTTTTTCCGGATCTGGATTGATGACGAAATGTAAAATCTCATCATACTGGTAAGCCTTACTTTCATACTCCACATGGTAATCAATTCCATCGCTAACGATTCTGGTTTTACTCGGCCTTAATGGCATAAGGTCAGCAATATAACCTTCTCCGTCGCCGATTATCGGTAGTACAAAGGCGTTGCCTTTACCCTCAATAAGCATCGTATTGACGATGTTGTACACCCACGTTTTACGAGTCATGTATTTATAAGGGTTGATGTCTATCTTTTTTGATAGTCCATTTATTACCCTCACATCACCCGCCTCGGTATTCTGCATTAGGTGTATAGTCATCGTGGATATAAGATCCGCTATCTTTCCCGCCGCTATTTTGACCTCTGGGTTATCTGATAACCTTGTATACCCCGACACAGCTAAACTATCAAAGCCTGCTGTTAACCACAGTTCACTGTACGTGGGCTCTGCTCTGGTTTTCATTCTTGGTTTCTTTCTTTTACTCAATTAATCCCCCTCCTTCGTCATAAAAAATCCTCAGCCCTGGAACTCTTCTCCATATTCTCTACAAGTCTGACCGCCGCAAATACACTGCAGTCGAAAATATCTATCCTCATTTTGTCCATAATCTTTTCGTACTGTATCATGTCATCGGTCTTTTCTATGCCAAGAACATTTGACACGCAATACTCATAAGCACTGGACCCTAGATAATAATATTGGCCGTTTATAACCTTGTTTTCAATGCGTCTGAACCCCTGTGATTTCTTCCAGTGGTACTGCGGTTCGTCAACTACATTGAAGCCAGCTTTCTTCATTCCCAAGAAGAACTCTTTACCAAACTTCTTATCGAATCCGATCTGTTTGATTTTGAAGCCGATGCTCTTCATCTTCTTGAACCAGTTTATGATGTCGGAGTAGTTTACTGTCGGAGCATTGCACATGTCCAACCAGCCATCATCTTTCCAACCAAACAGTGGTATAGAATCTTCTTCCGCCTTGGCGTGAGCTGCCACTACCGGGAACCACGCATGTGTAACAGCGATGTCGAAGTCTTTGAAGTTGCCGTACAGTGCTCCGGCTGTCAGGTCGTGCAGCTTCGATAAGTCAGCACCGCCATACCATTGAATCGGCAAGCTTGCCAGATATGCCAGCTTCTTCTCAATGGTCCAGGATGGATTAATCTTCAAGGCCTCGCCTGCAGCTTTATTGCTAGCTTTAAATTTGTCCACATCAAAGTAAGCCTTAGTTGCAGAGGTATATATATTCAAAGATTTCGAAAGGAAGTCCTTTCTTAGTTGCGGATCCTCCTGTGCCTGGTGAGCATCGTTCATTATCTCATCTGGCCTGATGGTTATCCCGTATCCAGGATTAGCCATCTGATGCACTAACGGATTGAGATAATCAACATCCTTACCTTTCTCCTCCGGGGCCTTTGCAATGAACACATAGTACTGTTCGTCTTTCACTGAGCCAGCAAGTATCTTCTGGCAATATTCAAGCTTGCGATAGCAAAATGAGTTCATATTATCGCCGGCTGTTGTGATTCCAATCATCAGCTTGTTAGTGTATGCCTTCATTGCTTCTTTGATGATGTTGTATTGCTTCGGCTTGGTGTATGCATGTATCTCATCGGCTATAGCGAGGTTACAGTTAAACGAGTCCTGTGTATCCGGATTAGCAGCAAGCGCCTGGATGAATATCGAGCCATCTCCCAGATCACCCTGAATTGAATGCTCCTGGTTATTGTCGATTACTCTGAAGCTTGCCTTCTCTCCCATCATTCCAAGATTGAAATTAATAAAGTCAAAGCTCTCAAGGGATTGCTTCAGTGCATTGGCTGTGATGTAACATTTCGCACCCGATTTCCGGTAGTACAGGGAGAGTGCCCACGCTAGAGCGGCCGCGAATGTTGTCTTGACGTTTTTACGAGGTACGAAAATGAATACCTCTTTGTATTTTCGTATAGTCGTTCCAGCCCGATAGAATCCCATGATGTTGTATATTG